AGTGGGGATAGTTATATTAATAGCCCACCATTAATCGAATCGCTTTAACCCACCATTAAAAAAGTATTCCGGCCCGTCCGGTCCTAGGAGTCTAATGGCTGACAACTCAGCAGATATAGCCAAGAGGATTCTCTTGGGCTGTGTCTCAGAAGGTATGACCATTGAGGCCGCTTGTGCTTCAGCTGGTAAGTCCATTAAGACCTACGAGTACTACCGTCGCACCGATAAGATCTTTGCAGATAAAATTGATCGGACACGGCTAGGGTTGAAGGATAAGTCCTTTGCCTCATCCGACGTCCACGATATGACCTTTCCAGAGTTTCGCCAGAAGTTCCTCCATAGTCGCACCTTCCCCCATCAACAGAACATCGTAGATGTGATCGAAGGTCGTGAGCCAGGGTGGTTACACCCCTCTATGAAGTTTGAGCCAGGGCTAGCAGCAAACCGTGTACTTATCAATATCCCGCCAAACCACGCCAAGTCCATCACGATTACGGTGGACTACGTCACCTGGCAGGTATGTAGGAATCCTAACTTTAGAGTTCTTATCGTATCCCAAACGCAGCAACTAGCTGCCGACTTTCTCTACGCCATCAAGCAACGTCTGACACATCCTATGTATCAAGAGCTTCAGACAGCATATGCTGCTGGCGTAGGGTTTAACTCTAAGTCTGCTTCGTGGCAGGCTACCCGCGTCACCTTCGGTGATGAACTCAGAGAATCTTCTGAAAAAGATCCAAACATCGAAGCCGTCGGTATCGGTGGTCAGATCTACGGTAAGCGTGCTGATATGATTATTGTAGACGACGCTGTTACCTTAAAGAACGCCAATGAGTTTGAAAAGCAGATCCGCTGGTTAACCCAGGACGTGCGATCTCGTTTGAACCCTACAGGTAAACTTATCATTATTGGAACTCGTGTGGCCTCCGTTGACTTGTACCGCGAGCTACGATCTGAGGACCGCTACCCTGGTGGGTTAGTTCCTTGGAAGTATCTGGCTATGCCAGCCCTTTTAGAATCTCACGAAGATCCTGACAAGTGGGTTACCTTATGGCCTGCCTCAGATGCTCCCTTTGATGGACAAGAAGAATCAGATAAGAACGAAGAGGGTCTATACCCTCGCTGGTCTGGTCGTAACCTTTACAATGAACGCCAAGCAATGGATGCTTCAACGTGGGCCTTGGTCTACCAACAACAAGATATATCCGAAAACGCTGCCTTTGATCCAGTCTGTGTAAAAGGCTCCATTGACGGTATGAGAAAGTCAGGTCGCCTTGAACCAGGTTATCCAGGTCATCCGAAAGATCTTACAGGCTTTAGCATTATCTGTGGTCTTGATCCTGCTATGGTCGGTGATACTGCTGCGATCTGTTATGCTATTGATCGAACTACCAATAAACGTTACATTGTTGATGCTATCAAGATCACTGGTCCATCTCCGGCGCAGATCCGAGACCTGATATTTAACTGGACTTCTTTGTATAGTCCGTCAGAGTGGATCGTGGAGAAAAATGCCTTCCAGTCATTCCTCACACAAGATGAGGGAATTAGACAGCACCTTGCTACACGCGGAGTCTTGCTCAAAGAACACCATACCGGTTCCAATAAATGGGATTCAGGATTTGGTGTTGCTTCGATGGCTACACTCTTCGGGACAAAGCAGAGCGATAACAAGCACCACCGCGACAATCTCATCCACTTGCCAAGTGACCAGACTGAAAATGTTAAGGCACTTATCGAGCAGTTGATTACCTGGACCCCTACTACTAAAGGTAAGACAGACTTAGTAATGGCTTTATGGTTCTGTGAAATCCGAGCACGTGAGATGCTCAACTATGGTCAGTATGCAAGCCACCATATGAAGAATCCGTTTTTGTCTAGAAAAGAACTAGGCAAAAGAATAGTCGTCAACTTAGACGAACTATTTGCAGAACAAAATAAAACATTCGTCTAAGGAGATCCAAATGGATAAAATGTACCGACCAGCAAGAGATGGAATTAAGAAACCAGCGAAGCCTGCAATGGCGGCAAAAGGCCCAGCACCAGTAGGAGCAAAAAAGCCAAAGCCTGCAAATCAATCAATCGCAGCAATGCTGAACAAAAAGCCAGCAGCAAAGCCACCAGTGCGTAAACCAGAAAAAAATATTATGACACCTAGAAAAGGTAAGTAGTTTAATCCACAGTTATTAGGAGTTAAAATGGGAATGTTTGAGGCTAAGTCGCTAAAAGATAAAGTTAGGAAAGCGCGTAACAAAGCAACAAGTTTAGAAACTGGTATTGCAGCAAACGAAACAGCAAGTCGTAATGCAAAAGCATCAGGAGTAAGATTATCTATGGCAGAAGAGCGTGCTGCTGTAAAAGTACTTGAACCACGTATGCGTCAAGATCGCAAGAAGACTGCTGCTCGTGGCGTTGCTATTGAAAAGCGCGAGGCAAAAAAGGCTGCTGCAACACGTGCAGCGGCTGCTGTTGGAAATGCACCAGCAAAAAAGCGTGTCATTAAGCCAACAGCAAAGACAGCAAAGTTTATTGCTAATCAAAAGGCTAAGGCCGATAAAGCAAAAAAGAAGAAGTAGTTTAATCCCCGTTATTAGGAGTTACATTGTTATCAGTTAAAGAGATTGACGCCAAGCTAGCGCGTTTGCGTACCAAGTACGCACCCCGCGATCAGCGTATGCGCGACGTTCTTTCTGTACGCCAGGGAGACTTGTCTAAAGTATTCCCATCAATGTTCTCTGAGGATTACCCAAAGCCACTCGTTGCTAACTTCATTGACGTTGCAGCACGTGACTTGGCCGAGGCGGGTGCTCCGCTACCTTCGTTTAACTGCTCAGCAAACAATATGGTTTCTGACGCACAGCGTAAGGCAGCTGACACCCGCACTCGAATCGCTAACTACTACGTATCTTATTCTAATCTTTCACTACAGAACTACAAGAACGCTGACTGGTACAACACCTACGGTATGACTATCGGTATGGTAGAGATGGACTATGAGGATAACAACCCTCGTATGCGCCTACTAGATCCAACAGGGTGCTACCCTGAGATGGATCGCTTTGGTCGCACTACATCACTTACACAGTTGATCGTATCCGATGCCGATACAATCGCTTCCCAGTATCCAGAGTATGCAGAAGTAATCCTTAAGAAGAATAACTTTCAACCAGGATCTCCATTTATGACTATCGTGCGTTACCACGATGCAGAGCAAGATCTTATCTATCTGCCACAGCGTAACAACTTAGTTCTATCACGTGTACCAAACCCAGTAGGTAAGTGTTTAGCACGAGTTTATATCCGTCCATCTTTGGATGAGCAACCTCGTGGTCAGTTCGATGATGTACTCTCAGTACAACTTGCTCGTGCTCGCTTTGCTATCTTGCAGATCCAAGCAGCAGAAAAGTCTATCCAAGCACCTATTGCTATTCCACAAGATGTGCAAGAACTTGCTTTAGGACCAGATGCGATTATGCGTACAGCAAATCCACAGTCTATTCGACGTGTTGGTTTAGATCTACCACCTGGAATCTTTACCGAATCAGGTGTACTTGAGCGTGAACTACGCCTTGGTGCTCGTTATCCAGAATCACGCTCAGGCGAGATCAACGCTTCCGTTGTTACAGGACGTGGTGTACAAGCTCTACAGGCAGGTTTTGATACACAAATTAAGGCAGCACAAGCACAGTTTGCACGTCTCTTTGAAGATCTTGTTGGTCTTTGCTTTGAGGTAGATGAAAAATTATTCGGATCTATCCAGAAGACAATCAAGGGAACCGATGACGGTACACCTTATGTACTCAAGTACATCCCATCACGTGACATTAAGGGTGAGTACGGAGTAGATGTACGCTACGGAATTATGTCCGGTATGGATCCTAACCGTGCAGTTATCGCATTACTACAAATGCGTTCAGATAAACTTGTATCCCGCGACTATGTACGCCGTGAACTACCAGTGGAGATCAATGTTACACAAGAAGAACAGCGAGTTGACATCGAAGAGTTACGCGACTCTTTACGTATCGCTGTTGCTCAGTACGCTCAAACCATCCCCGCGATGGCTTCGCAAGGTCAGGATCCTTCCTTGGCTGTTACTCGAATTGCTGAAGTTATTGCCGGTCGTCAAAAAGGTTTGTCGCTAGAGTCAATAGTGGAGAAGGCGTTTGCGCCTGAACCTCCACCTCCTGCCCCTGCTATGCCTGAAATGGGTATGCCAGGTATGCCTCCTCAAGTTCCAGCAGCAGGTGCGGCCCCCGCCCCTGCCTCGCAGCAACCTCCACAAGAACAAGGTGGTTCGGCCCCTGCTGCTGGTCAACGTCCCGATATAGCACAACTACTAGCCGGTATAACCGGCGCAGCATAAAGGAAAGGAGGCGCACTATGAACAAAGGATCACACGCTAAGGCTCCAGTACAGCCAGTTAAGGTTGATACAAAGGCTGGTTCAGTTAAGGGTGGAGAAGTCAAGTTTGGCTACGCTCCAGCTGCACGCAAGGGTAAGAAGGCTTAATTTACTGAAAGGTGTACAGGGTGTTAAATCACAACGATAAGGTTCCACGCCCTGTACGCCCAACAGATGTATTAGTTATATTTGTTGGCGCTCTTTACAATTTATCGCAAGTATTAGAAACATTCTTTTCAGAATTATTTGAACTTAGTATTTATCATTCAAATCAAAAAACCAAAACAATGCAAGCGTGGGAAGAAATGACCACCGACTTAGAACAGTTACAGGAGGGAACAGATGGCTGAGAATCCTATGGCTGGCGTTTCAGGTCCTGGACCATATGCTAAGCGTACAGATATTGGTACACCAGAGATGAAGATGGGTTCCATCGCATACGGTGAAGGTGTTGAGACACAGGCAATTAAGTCTGGCGCTCCACTAGGCAAGACCGCTGATGCAGTATCTGGACCACAAGATAGATTACGTCCAGCACAGGCAGGACCTATTACAAGTTTATTTGCAGAATCCCAACGTCCTAACGAACCTATTACAGCAGGTATCAATATGGGTGCAGGTCCTGGAGCTAACGCACTAGCTATGACTAAAACAGTAGTTAAACTTTCAGACACTTTGGCACAAATGCTTCCATTTGATAACACTGGCGAGATAGCAATTTTATACCAAGAAGCATTATCGCGGGGTAACTAATGGCTGATAATCTAAAAGCAGCCGCATACGCTGCTGGTTTAACGCCAGAACAAAAGCGTGAGATTGATATTCTTTCTAAGAAGGTAGTAAAGCATAAACAATTAAGTAGCCTTCCAACTGATATAGCGCAGAAGTCTTTTGAACGTATGCCAAGCGATCAACAAGAAGATATGATTAAATCTTTTGGTGAACAAGATGTTATTGAAAAACCAAAACCTGGTTGGCTATCAACAGCCTTTAAGTATAATCCTTTAACTTTAGCGTTTAAGGGTCTTATCGAAGTTGCTGATGCAACCACACGTACCTATCGCGCCGTTGCTATTCCATTGTCACAAGGTGAACTTGGCTTTGCCTGGGATAAAGCAAACGATAAAGGCGATAAAGTCTTTAATGAAGGCCGTATTGAAAAGGCTAAGAGCCTCTACGGTCAAGATGCAGTAGATATTGCTATGCGTATCAAGGCCGGTGAAAGCCTTGCAGATATTGCAAGAAGTGCTACACCTGAACAGATGAAGTATATTGCCTTTGTTGATCCAACCAATAAAACTATTGCTGGCGTACAAGATGTAGAAAAAGAACGAGCACTATTTAACGAAACCCTTGGGGTAGTAGATCGTGCCAAGTTCTCACCAGGCCGTCAATTTGCTAACCGTATCCTACCTGAAGCACTTGAGAAGAACAAACTAGCTTATTCTCTTACATCAGGTACTATAGATACATTATTTAGATTCTTTGTAGATCCACTTGTTGTAGCTTCTAAAGTTCGTTCGCTTGTTGTAATCGGTAAGTACTCACTTGAAGCAGTTACTGGTGGCAAGAAGGTTGCAGAAACCTTTGCTATGCCAAAGGTGGTATCGTTCTGGGATACCTACGGTGCAACACTAGATCGCTATACCAAAGCACAAGCTCGTTCACCTAAAGAAGCTGCAACAATCAAGCGTGAACTTGAGATCCTTGCCCCTGAGTATGGTCCAGAAGTTATCCGTTCTTTTCAAAAGAACCAGATTACTAACGCTGCATCAGCAAAAGCATTTTTCGAGAATACAGAAGAAGCAGTAGCAGTCCTTGCTGGTTCTGTAGGTCGCAAGCGAGTCATTATTCCACGTCTTGATGCAGCACGTAAGTTACGTGTTAAGGCTATGACTAGCGCAGATCGTAAATTTGACGTAGATAGAATAGCTCCTAGCTTTATCAACAGTATGTTTGGAGATCTACCAACAACAGATGGTGTATCCAAGGCACTTATTGATGGACAAGAGCAGATTGTTAACCTTGTAAAAGGCACCGGAGATAAAGGCACACTACGATTTTCCAGTGAATCACTTGGACTTCGACTAGATAAGTTTAAGGCTAAATTCAATATTGCTCCTATGTTCAAGAATGATCGCTTTGATGTAACTGCAAAAGATGCTTCACTGCAAGTTTATCGTCTAGCACGAGTTGTATTTACCAAACAAGATGCCAAGATGATCTCTGAAACATTTGAGGCTATCACAGACGTTGGTAAGCGTAAAGAAATGTTTGCTGGACTATGGGGAAACATCGCTGAGATTCGCGGATTAAACCTTACAGAAGCAGGACAAAAACTTACCGCCCTGCAATCAGGAAAATCTGGTAAAAAGTTTGGTCTTGATGAAACTGGCGACTCAACTATCGGAGCAATCGCCTCTGACTTTGATACAAGTATGGCAGCACCTAGCCTAGTAGATATTGACCGAGCAGCATTTCGTTCTGGCTTTATTAACAGAGCATTAGGCACTGCCAATAAACAGTGGGTTGATAATATGACTGGATATTGGTCATTCCTTACCCTTGCTGGTCCACGTTATGCTATCCGTAACGCAACAGAAGATCTTATGGTCCACCTTGCTATTGGTGGTTCACCTTGGGGGCTAGCAAAAGGTCGCTATCTTTCAACACGTATTAACACAGCATTTGAAGCAGCACGAAAGTCGGGTAGTTTTACAGAAAGCCCACTAGGTTCTTTGATGCGCGTTATCAATAAAAAGGAATCAGCTAAGTTTGAGGCGCAGATCGCTAAAATTGATACAGATATCCTAGAAGCACGCAAGTTGATGGCTGTAAAAACCAAAGAACTTAGTGCAGCAGTGGATGAAGCTGACAAAATCCGCATCAGAGGTGAGATTGATGGGTTAAAAGCCACATCTTCTCGCAATGTTGTAGAAGAAACCCGCCGTATTATGGCTACTGCCTTCACATCTGGGCGGGTAAATCGCTACAGAGAGTATATTGGTCGTGGACCAATGTTTGAAGATGAAGCAGAGATACTTGCAGAGCACTTAATCTACGGAAACCTTGACAACTCAGTATCTTTAGTTACTGAAAGTGCAATGAACTTTGCTACATCAGGTGCTGACTACATCACAAGTGCTATAGCAATGACCAAATCAACTGGTGTCCGTAACGAAAAACTTATTATTGAAGATCCTAGAGCAAAGAAATACGGAAAGTCAAAGGAATTTACAAAAATCCGTATTGGTACTGAGAACGAAAAGTCAATGCTTAGTTGGCTTCAACGTATTAGTTACTATGCTAATGACGAAGTAGGGGCTATTGCCGTAGCAAACCTTGATAATAAAGCTGTTGCTATTCGTGAACTTCTTGAGTATATGAAGAATAACCCAGAGTTCCGCAAGTTGGCACAGCTTGAGGCACGTAACGTAACAGATGCAGAACACGCTAATATTATCTACACACGAGCACGTGAGATCTTTGAAACACAGCGTACTGGTAAAGATGGACTTAAAGAACTCAACCTAGAACTTCTTGACAAGATTAGATTCAAGAATGAACAGACCGGCAAGATGGGTATATCTGGTCAACTAGGAATAGACGATCTGCCAAAGTTTGAAGATGATATTCCTTCATACGTAGTTGGACCTGAGTTAGTTCCAATAGCTGAGGCTGGTAACACCGCTGCTTCTCTTATGACACACGGTTGGACGTGGCTTGGTATGGCTAACGGACGTATATCACGTGAGCCAATGGTATTTAACGAGATCATTGCTATTCGTAAGTCAATGAAGAAGTCCGGTATGGAAGCTGCTTACATTGAATCAGTCGTAAGCAAGGTAGATAAGGCTAATCCAAAGGCTGTACTTGAAGCAACAGAGCGTGCTAAGCGCCAGTTTGCTGAGATCGTAGAAGAACGTGCCGTATCACAGATCTTGCAGTACGTAGATAATCCACTTGTACGTACACAGTTAGCATTTGGAGTTCGTAACTTCTCTCGATTCTATCGTGCAACAGAAGACTTCTATCGTCGTGCATACCGTATGGTTCGATACAACCCTGCCTCTCTTCGCAAGGCAGCACTTACCTATGATGGCATTAGCCACAATGGATTTATCCAAGAAGATGACCAAGGTGAAAAGTACTTTGTGTACCCAGGTTTAGAGCCAGTTTATCGCGCAGTTCAAACTGCAATGGTGGGATTAGGCATAGATGCTGAGTTTAAGGTACCAATGCCTATCCAATTTGGATCACAAGTAAAGATGCTCACACCATCTCTAAACCAAGATTCTATTATACCTACATTTAACGGTCCATTAGCAGGAGTATCCGTCAAGGTTCTTACTAACTTGGTAGATTTCTTTGGTGCTCCTGGAGCCGCAGATACTATTACCCAGTATTCTCTAGGTAAGTATGCTGTAGATCAATCGTTTGTATCTTCATTCTTTCCAGCACACATAAACCGTTTATACGAAGCAATGGATAAAGATGAGCGTGATTCACAGTATGCAAGTGCTTGGCGCAAAGCAGTAACTTACCTTGAGGCAGCAGGTTATGGACTTAAGACTACTGAAGATGAATTTGGAAATGTAATTCCTCCATCAATTCAGGAACAAGAAGAGTACCGTCAGCGCGTTAAGAACACCACATTGTCTATTATTGGTACGCGCTTTGTACTTGGATTCTTTTTACCGGCAACACCACAAGTACAACTTAAGAATGATATG